CGAAAATTTAGCAAGTGGTATGTTAATTGCTAATGAAATAAAAGGTTCTCCCGGCGATTACATTGCAAGTGCACTTGATTCGCAAGCTTCTTCCGCGTCTAAATCTCGTGCTATGGACTACCATAACAATGACGTAGCTAAATTTTTAGTTAGTCAAATTCCTACTAATAAGCTAGCTCAAATGGACAACAAGGCTATGTCTTATTACGTTAGAGAATACATGAAAGAAGTTCGGGAAGCAATGCAAGATGGATCTATCGAGGCCATTGATCCTAAGCTAGTTCCCATGTTTTCCCCGGAGGGAAACACAGGTTACACGTTTTTAGAAGAAGCAGAGCCTGCCGTAGACACTAAGTCCCTTTACATCAAAGGGCCTGACAACAATTGGATGGAGAATCCAAACCACCCTGACGTAAAGGCTAGGCAAGAACGGCAGGGACGTGCCGAAGGTACACAGTCCTACGATGGTGAGAAAAACTTTTTAATGCCTCGTAAAGAAGCTCCATCAGGAGATCCTCGCGGAGAATCCCGTAGTATTACGCAGGGCATGTTAGAAAAAGGCATTATTGGTGATGCAGATATTACGCCAAAGGATTCGCTTGCGCCCTCTATGCCAATGGAAATCGAGCGGATGGAACCGTCAACAGGCGGTGTAGTTAAACCGGAACACCGAGACCTACCAAAGGTTCTTACTGGTGAGCAGTTTCTTCAGATGAAAAAACAAGTTGTTGGTTACATATCTAACAACGAAGTTTCTAAGCAGGAACTCGACAACATGCTTTCAATGATGCGAGGCATGACTTCTGACGAGGAGTTTATGCGAGCAATTGAAATTGAACGTGGTGATCCGATTGTCGGTGATACGCCGATTATGGGTCTATATCCACAAGATCACTTTTACGATGAAGAAGATACGAGTCGCATTCAAGACTACAATGATAGACGCGACGAAGTAATCGAGAGCATCTAAGCAACGGCTACCTCGTTTCGACGGGCCCCGTGAAATCAACCTACCGGCTACCCTCAGCCATGAGGCCCCGTGAGATAGGAGAATAAAATGGCAAAACCAAAAGGACATCGCGCCAATAAAGCAAACGATAGCTTTGGAACAATAAACGACGACAACCTGTATCGAGGCAAGTACCGCGAAGAGGTTTATCAGGATGAAGAAGAAGTTGTAGAAACTGAGGACCCCTCCGAAGAAGAGGCTACTCCTGAAGTAGAAGCAACGGCGAGCTTCGCAGAACCCAAAAAAGAGTCAGAAACGGATTACAAAAAACGATACGACGACTTAAAGCGTCACTACGATGCCAAACTCGAAGAGTGGAAGCAGGAGAAGGAACAGCTTGCGGCCGCACAACAAGTTGGTGAAGACAGTGGTATTGCTCGCTCTGAGCTTCCAAAAACAACGGAAGAACTAGAAGAGTTTAAAGCAAAATACCCCGATGTTTACAAAATTGTTGAAACCGTATCTGCACTTCAAGCTGAAAGCCGTGTTTCGGAATTAAAGCAAGAAGTTGAAACAATCCGTGAACGAGAAGAACGCATGAAGATTGAGGGAGCGTATCGGGAGTTGCTATCTGCACACCCTGATTTTACTCAAATCAAATCGGATGACAAGTTCTTAGAATGGCTCGACAATCAGCCTGCGTCAATTGCAGACGGTATCTACAAAAACAACACAGATGCTAAATGGGGCATTCGCGTTGTAGATCTCTACAAAGCTGACATGGGTATCGCCAAAAAGAAACGTCGTTCTAGCGAGTCTGACCCAGCCGCCGCAGTTACACGCTCTACTGCGAAAGATGTGGTTGGAGAAGCGTCTGGAGAAAAGAAAATCTGGAAGGCTTCTGAAATCGGCAAACTAAAGCCGTGGCAATTTGAGAAACTGGAAGCAGAACTCGATGCCGCCCGTGCCGAAGGCCGAATTGATTATAGAGCATAACATTAATAATTTATCTATCTCATAAAGGAAGGGTAATAACATGGCTTTTAATAGCGCATCAGGTTATAACAACCTGCCTTCAGGTAACTTTACTCCTGAGATTTTCTCTCAGAAAGTCCTGAAGTTTTTCCGTCGTGCTTCTGTAGTAGAAGACATCACCAACACTGACTACGCTGGTGAAATCGAAAACTACGGTGACACAGTCCGTATCATCAAAGAACCTACAATCACTGTATCTTCTTACTCACGTGGTGCTGTGGTATCTCCACAAGACCTCGCTGACGATCAGATCACAATGGTTGTTGACCAAGCGAATGCTTTCGCGTTCAAGATCGACGACATTGAAGAGCGTCAGTCACACGTCAACTTTGAGGCGTTGGCTACATCTTCAGGTGCGTACTCTCTAAAGCGTAAGTACGATGCTAACGTACTTCAAGCAATGGCAGACGGTGCTAGCTTGACTGGTACTGCGTCTACTTTTGGTGCGGCGGCTACTCCGCTTGACATCACTGGTTCTGGTAACGAAGACAACCCTGTCAACGCAATGTTGGCTATGGCTCGTTCACTCGACGACCAGTCTATCCCTGAAGAAAACCGTTTCTTCGTAGCTCCTCCTATCTTCTGGGAAAACCTGTTCAAAGCAGGTGCTAAGTTCGCAGAAGTACAGGTAACTGGCGATGCAACTTCACCTCTGCGTAATGGTCTCATTATGCAAGGTAACATTGCTGGCTTTAACTGCTACAAGTCAACTGCGTTGAACAACTCTGGTACAGACGTTGTGACAATCACTTCACAGGATACAACTAACGACTACGTAATTATCGGTGGTCACATGTCTTCTACAGCGACTGCATCGCATATCGCTAAGACAGAAGTTGTTCGTTCTACTGACACATTCAGCGACATCGTTCGTGGTCTGCACGTATTTGGCCGTAAGGTCCTACGTCCAGAAGCATTGGCTGTCGGTGTTGTTAAAACTGACTAAGG